AATGGGACAGGGCCGGCCAGTAGAAATCATACTTTGTGGAACGACTCCACATTTTGTTTAGAGCGGTCTGATAAGTGATGTCGGCCCGGATTTGTACAAAACCAAACACATAGCCATGTTCAACGAAGGACTTCGTAAAACCTACACCGGATTGGGCATGGTAGCCAACGGCGCCAAGAGTACCGAGAGGAGAACCGGATTCAAGTGTTTGTGTGGTTTGAGCAACAGGAGTTACCTGGATAGAACGGGAACCACCACCAAGATATTCAGGGCGTTGCAAGCGAGAGTCCGGGCTATTCACGAGAAAATGGCTCTTAATTATCTCCGTATAGCGAGTTCCGCCTCTGGCATCACGCTCTAGGAGCTTTTGGAGCTGGAAAGTCTCACGCAAAGAATTGATAGTAGGACCGACAGCATCACTGAGATCAGCCCAAATATTCGGGTACCCTGTAGAAGTACTTTGCTCGACAATCATTTGACCACTGGCAATACCTGGATCAATCGTTTTACTCGAGTCATACACGACATTGAAACCAGCTCCACTTTCATACACATTGGTAGGAATATTGGGATAAGTAGGATCAATGGCGCCAATTCCACGAACAGGAGCACTTGTACCTAAGGGTAGCTCCACACCTGGACCCTTTTGAGGCCAAGGGAGGCAGGAAGTGAAATAGTCGTGGCGTTTACCACGCTTGAGCAGGTTATAACTCAGAATGTCGTCGGGCCCTTCGTCGTGTTCCACCTTGACAGAATCAACCAAGTTTTGATCACGAAACCATTCGTCAAAGATTAAATTGTATCCACGGAAGGGAAGGGCGTTCACAGTCAAACCAGGAACGCCAGTGGGGAGGCCGAAGTAATCGGCCAAAGAACCGATCGCAAAGCCATCGGTTATATCGGACTGAACCGTTGGTATGACGTAATCAGTAGAGTCACCCGGGTCTTTTTGCTCGCCCATAAATTGCTGGAATTGATCCCAGACAAGGCGATTCGGAACGAAGAAGAAAAAGAAGTCCATGAACATATTGTCCATTATTGGGACAACAGGAGTGTTAAGACGGGCAATCGACGACAATTTGACGTTAAACGTGTCTCCGGGGAGAATTTCGTCGCAGTAAATCGGGTAAATGTAATCAGGGTCCAGGGTAGTCTTGTACCCGTGGGACCGCTTAAAAGTCGAACGCTGGATGTTTGCCGAGGGAATTCTCGAGAATTGATGGCTCATCACAGACTTTTGTTTATGTCTTTTGAATGGCATTTCTGGCCCTTTCGGTAGTTTTGGTGTCAGTCCGCACAGTTAATATCAAGTAGGTGAACTGTGGCCTGCCCTATTCCGGCTTCGCGGAATCGGTCAGGGTCGCAGCTTTAGCCTGCGTAGGAGACTCTACAGGAGGCGTTTCGGGAATAGGGGTATGAAGTACCCTATCTTCGATAATTCCGAGCTCACGGGCCTCTGAGAGATTCTCAGGATCATCCAGGAAGGCCAATAGCTGACCTGGATCATTGTTGAAGCGAGTTCGCAAGTGCGAAGGGAGCTTCGCGAAGTCGCTTTCAGCGTCAATTATCCGGTTTTTCATCTCATGGAAATCCGTAGCATTGGTAAAATCGCCATAGTTGGCCTCACCAGCATTAGACTCCAAGAAACCAGTAACCCGGAATTTCTCCATGATCTGGTTAATATCCACTTCATTTTTGTGATGTCCTTCAACCACGGAACCAGCATCCGTGATAAAAGACACACGCCGCGAGCCATTAGCACGCCTGTCGATAACTTTTTGCATCTTATGTCCTTTCAAATGAAAAGAGGGGGCCACGTAACATACGCAGCCCCCAATGGTTAGAATCAGCAGATAGACAAGAAATCTTGTCACGCTGGGACTCCGATCAGATCAGAGAAGTCGATGACATGGGTTTTGTCGATCTGAGGACAGGTCAAGGCACATTGATCGTCATAAGTGCCAATTTCCCACAATTCATAGTCCCCAGGGTGTTTACCGTATTGATGATCAGGATTGTTAGCCAGCTCGCCGAAGGCTCGACAAGCGACAGCGGTGTTGTGCAGAAAGACAGGCACATTGAAGATTTTGGCTTTTTTGTCATACACAGAATACATTTTAGTGATCATTTTCGTAAGTCCTTACTAACCGAGACAGTTTTGATTGTAACACCTTCTCACGAACGCGAAGGCGAGCAGGAGTATTATCGTCCGAATTCAGCATAGCATCCAGCTTTCTTTTGTTCTTAATTTTGAGAAACTCGTCTGGATGGCTAATTTCGAACATATTGTCGTAAAATCGAGGCACCTTAAATGATTTTCCCCCGGCAGTAACGAAGTCTTTCGGGAAACAACTGGAAGGGTTTTGGTCAAACCATACTTTCCCGATACCAGGACGACGAGACATCGTTGTATATTCCGGCTGTAAATAAAATTCTTCGCCGGTCGTAAAGTCGTAACGCCGATAGTATGAATCCGCGAGCTTGCCGTTCATCTTCTTGAGGATATAACGAGCGACATACGCAGCCGACTCGACAGTAACATGACCGATCATAGAATACCCGAACGGCCAAAGTTTCTCCAATTCCGCAGAGCGGTAATAGTGATTGGTGCCACGCGATTCAAGAAGTACCTTATCAGGAAAATCAAAGTTAAATAAACAAGCGTGGTGATGAGGGCGAGAATGTTTAGACCCATACTCACCACAATGAAAATAGCGTATAGGGAAGTGGTAGTCATCAGCTTGGACAGAATCCTTATTAAGTACGCGACCAGTAGACTTTTCAACAGCCTCAAAACCCTCGAAACGACGTCGTAAACGCTTCATAAATTTCTGGAAATCAGCTTTCACAAGGGTACAACGACCGTTCACATTTTCATTATTGAAAGTGAGAGTAATAAAGCAATTCTTCTTGAAAAGGGAGCTTTCGTGAATACAACGAATAGCCCACGATTTAGAGCGGTCCATGCGGCATCCGCTACAATTTGAACAAGGAAGGAGTAAAGTTTCGAAAGGGCAGTCAGATACATCGGAGTGGTTGAAACAAATCACAGATTTGCCATTATCGGTTTTTTTATTAAGTGCCCGGTAGGCTTTGATTGGGTAAAAACAAGTCATACAAAACCTCCGTAATATTATCCGAAGGGGGACGCCCCTCCAACCGAAAATAGGTCAGCCCTCATCTGCTTGCGCAGGGCCGACGCGATTTTAGGCCGAAGGGGCTACAGCCCTCTTCTTTTGTGTTAGAGTCGATAACCGCCACGCATAGGAGTTCCACGAGAGTTCCTACGATTGCTTCCGCTTGTGCGTTTAAAGAGTTTTCGACTACGACTGCGTTTCATACGTTTTCGTCTCACTGGAGATCCTCCATAAGTTGAAACAGTTCTTTTGTTTCGGCCTCGTTTAGGCCACTGGTGGCACCTTTACGTTGTAGGTGCTCAAGTTTGCGGTTCTTCCAATTAGGATAGATACCAGGGGTTTTGCTACCCTTAAGAATCGACTTGGGAACCGCTTTGGTGGCACTCGATGAACCACGCATTTTGTTGCGAAGCGAAGCTATACCGGCCTTAAATTTGCCGAACATGCCTTTTGCAGAATTCGCAAGACCAGACACAGCAGAAGTGATCTCATTACCAGCACCAGTCTCAGCATTTAGCCGAGAAGCATCGGTAATATCCTTCAACCAATCGGGCATGTTGTTATAGAAATCAAGCATGTTTTTATCCAGCGTAGCAGACACATTCGCCCTGGCGGTATTAGCTTGCTGTAAAGCAGAAGTAGCACCACGAGAAAGCCCCGCAGAAAGATCGGGGAGAGATGGTGCAGAGCCAGTAGGTGTCGAAGCACCTTTACCACCGGCAGACAGAATAGGGTTAAGACCAGCCGCACGCAGGTCGGCAACCTCACGTTGGTGGGCTGTATTAGACATCCGCTCTTGAAACTTACGGTTAAACGTCGCCTCATCGGAAGCCTGTTTAGCTGTAAAAGCGGAGGCACCAAGGCCGCCCAATGGCGACCCAATGGCAGTATTGATACCACCAATTACGTCTTTGAAAAATCCCACTTGTATGCCTCCTAGAAGTGATCGACAAGCCCAGGAACAGAGTACACGGGCATCGGTCTGGTGGCGGAAATATCGAAATAGGCATCGAATGTAAAGGTCGGTTCATCAACGACTGCGACCACACGTTCGATTGGCATGTTTTCTTCGATGAAATCCTTGTTAAGAACAGGCAACTCAGAGAAATCCTGAGAGAGATGCCACACGTCGAGAGAAGTAGGGTCAACAGAACGCATCTTACCGGTAATCAGAGAAGGAGCGTAACGATACTCAGCCCAACGTTCTTGATAACCAAAGACATTCTCATCAGCCGCGGTATTTTGAGCGTAGATTTCTTTATTGAGAACGGCTTGCTCGCCCAAATGGGACAGGGCCGGCCAGTAGAAATCATACTTTGTGGAACGACTCCACATTTTGTTTAGAGCGGTCTGATAAGTGATGTCGGCCCGAATTTGTACAAAACCAAATACATAGCCATGCTCAACGAAAGACTTCGTGAAACCTACACCAGATTGGGCATGGTAGCCAACGGCACCAAGAGTACCGAGAGGCGTGCCAGTTTCCAAGGATTGCGTAGTTTGAGCCACAGGAGTAACCTGGAT